CTGACTTGGAAGACCTTAACTTCGTGGAACAAGAGTCTGGCGTTAATCGTCAGCATGAGGAAAACATGAAAAAGGTCGACCAAGATCACGGGATGGATAATAGATTTGCAGATGCAATTATTAATGATCCTGTGTTAAACGGAGGGTAATGTTGAAAAACCGTGATATAATCACGAAAAAGTAACTTTACTTGTTTTAATCTCAATATGAGGACACACGATGAACAGTGAACAACAGTTAGAATATTTAGAGGCTAATATGGCCGAAGCAAAACATTTTATAGATGTTAAAGATAGTTTGGTTAAACTACAAAAAAACCAAGACTTTAAAAAAGTAATTATAGAATATTACTTTAAGGAGGAAGCTGCGAGACTAGTTATGGCTAAAAGCTCTAACTTAACTGAGGAGCAGCAAACAGTTATTGATAAGATGATTTATGGTATCGGCTCACTAGCGAAGTTTTTCGACAGCACACTCTCAAGGGGTGTACAGTCAGAACAATCATTAGTAGAAGATGAAGAAGCTAAAACAAGTATTCTTCAGGAGGGCTTAGCATAATGGCATTAGATAACGCACTAGGAATGACAGATGAGGAATTCCTAAAACAAGATTTAAGTATGCTTGAGGTTGAACTAGACGAAGAACTAGCAGCCCAAGAAACTGACGAGATTGATGAACCTGAAGAAGAGCAAACTTCTGAAGGGGAATTAAATGAGGATGCCACTCAAGAGATTGAAGCATCCGAAAGTAACACCGATGAAGCTGAAGAAGATGAAACAGATGACGAAGTAGCTGACCCTTTTGAGGATACTCAAGAGAAGGACGAAAAGCCAAATGATGATACAGAACCAGAGTCTCAGGATACAGATGTAACTACGAATGAAGATGTCGCAGACACAGATGGGGATACCCAAGAAACTGCTGGCATTGATTACGAGGGTGCATATAAAAGGATCATGTCACCTTTTAAAGCTAGCAAACGTATGATGCAAATCGATAATATCGATGATGCAGTCAAACTGATGCAAATGGGCGCTGACTATTCCTCTAAGATGAAGTCTATCAAACCTAATCTTAAGATAGTTAGCATGTTAGAAAAAGAAGGCTTACTTGACACAAATAAGTTAAATAACCTAATTGATCTATCAAAGAAAAACCCACAAGCAATTGCTAAGCTGATAAAAGAAAGCGGCATTGATCCTTTAGATATAGATACGGACGAAGAAGTTGACTATAAGCCGACTAACTATTCGGTAACTGACAAAGAGTTTGGTGTGAACCAGGCATTAGATGATATTAAAGATAGTCCATCTTTTGATAGAACATTAAATGTTTTAGCTAAAGAATGGGATAGCGAAAGTAAAAAATTAATATCTGAAAATCCTGAAATCATTCCAATTATCAATGATCACGTTTATAACGGGGTTTACGATAAAATTCAGTCTATTATGGACTCGGAGCGTGCACTAGGTAGATTAAAAGTACCTGATGTAGTTGCTTACAGACAAGTAGCTGAGTACTTACAAAGTCAGGGCGGAATAGTTAATCAGGGACACGATATGCAACAACCCCCTGCATCTGTACCACAGACTAAAGCAAATGGAGTAGATACTGCAAAGCTTAAACAAAAACGTAAAGCAGCAGCATCTACAAAGAAGACTGTTAGCAAGAAGACTTCAGCTGAGCCAGATTATCTTAAGATGACTGACGAAGAATTTATGAAGATGGCGGCTAGTGGTTAATTTTGAATAAGCTATAGGAGAATATCATGGCTCAAGTATACGGTGACGGTACTAACTCAACTATCGGTGCTCAGGCGCGCACTGATTTTTATTACAAAAAAGCGCTAATTGCAGTAAGGGACAAGCAGTATTTCATGCCATTGGCTGATGTACGTGCTATGCCTAAACATCATGGTAAGACGATTAAACAAGATGTTTACCGTCCATTACTAGATGATTTAAACGTTAATGACCAAGGTCTAGATGCAACAGCAGCAGGTGGTTTAACTATTCCACAATCAGCAACTGTAGGTGGCGTAGCTACTGCATGGTCTTCTTGGAAGGCAGATGGAACAGCGATGGTTGGTACAGGTACTGGTTGGGTAGCCCCAACTGCATCTACTCAAGGTTACTACACGACTGAAGCTTATGCTTTAGCTCATGCTGATGCAGTAGTTGCTCTAGCAAACTCTGGTAATCTTTATGGTTCTGCTAAAGATATCGGTATCATCTCATCTAAGCTTCCAGCTTTGACTGAGAATGGTGGCCGTGTAAACCGTGTTGGTATGACTCGTAACCAAGTTACTGGTTCTATCATCAAGCAAGGTTTCTTCACTGAGTACACTCAAGAGTCTTTAGACTTTGATTCAGACTCAGAGTTGATGTCACACATCACTGAAGAGATGGTACAAGGTGCTACAGAGTTAACAGAAGCAGCTTTACAAGTAGATTTACTTAACAATGCTGGTACTGTGTATCACATGGGTGGTGCTGCTAAAGTAAATGTTAACACTACTGCTACTTACAATGACCTAATGACTTTATCTATTGCTTTAGATAACAATAAAACTCCGAAGCAAACTAAGATTATTTCAGGTTCACGTATGACAGATACTAAAACTGTTAACGGTGGTCGTGTAATGTACATTGGCCCAGACTTAATCCCTATGGTTCGTAAGATGAAGGGTATTGATACTGGTTCAGCTGTAGGTTCAGGTTTCACTGGCGTAGAGAAGTATGCTGATGCTGCTAATGTACTTAACGGTGAAATTGGTTCTGTTGATCAGTTCCGTATCGTTGTTGTTCCTGAGATGTTATATGACGCAGGTGCCGGTGCAGCTAAAGTAGACATTTACCCTATGCTTGTTGTAGGTGATGGTGCATTCACAACTATCGGTTTCCAAACTGATGGTAAGACTGTGAAATTCACTACTACACATAAGAAGCCAGGTAAAGATATTGCAGACCTTAACGATCCGTACGGTGAGAAAGGTTTCTACTCTATCAAATGGTACTATGGCTTCATGGCATTACGCCCTGAACGTCTAGGCTTAATCTGGACTAAGGCTGCTTAAGTAGAGCTTTATCCTTGGTAGCCAGTTAGTGCGCAAGCACGGTGCTGGCTACCTCACTAATTCCCGGGAGGAACTATGAACATGAACGAAATGACATCTAAACAGATAAGCGATAAGCTAGCCGAACACGGTATTAAGATGCACTTTAACTCAAAAAGAACAAAGCTTGAGGAAGCTTTAAACAATTTAACAAGTAATAATGAGGATAATATTATGGAAGCAGTAGTAACAGAAACACCTGCTAATACGGGTGGTACAGTAATAACAGAAGATATGTTAGATGACTTTAAATTCAATGGTGTTGAATTAGAAGGCTTGCGTGATAATGATGCTATGAAGTTAATTCGTGTAATTGTTAGACCTAATGATCCACTTAAACGTGAGTCTGGTGGTGAAATATTCACGTATGGTAGTAGCGTCATTAAAGAAGGTAAAGCTATTAAAAAGTATGTACCTTTTAACAATGAAGAGGGTTGGCACATACCTAATATTATTTATCAAAATATTATTGCAACTGAGTGTCAAATCTTTAAAAAGGTTACACGCAATGGTCAAGATACTATGGAAGCAATTAAAATTAAAGCTTACAATGTAGAGGTATTACCTGCATTAACACAAGCTGAAATTGATAAAATTGCAGTTAGACAGAAATCAACAAGTTCAGTAGGATAAAAATAATATGGCAAATATTGACGTTTCACATTTAACATCAGCAGCTACCCTAGCCGGTCTAAGCGTAGATAAGAAAGGGGTAGTTACAGGCTCAGGAGTATTTGATAACCTGATGGAAGCTGTAAACGTCCATTTAGATGCCCAGTATAACTCTGGTAGGTTAACCGGTAAAGATTACGCTAGTGTGTATCTAGGTGCCTTACAGAGTACTATTCAACAATCTATATCATTTATTCTTGGAGAACAATCAGCAGATAAACAGGCTGAACTGCTTGCAAAACAAGTAGCAACTGAAGATAAAAAAGCTGCGGATGTAGCATCAACTACAACAGTTAGGAATGCACAGTCTATTAATGACACTGCACTCAAAACAGCACAGACTAATGTTGCTATTAATCAAGCTGCATCTGAAATTAAGAAAGCTCTGAATATAGTAGAAGATACTGCAGTTAAAACTGCACAAGCAGCGTTAATGGCTAAGCAGACACTAACTGAAGTTAATAAAGCCACAGATGTTGGGTCAACTACTTCTGTTAGAAATGCACAGTCAACTAAAGACAGTTTAGTTAAGACAGCCCAGATAGCTAAGTTAGGTGCTGAAAAGGATGTACTTAATCAAAAAGAAGTAACAGAGTGGTCTCAAACTGAGAAAACTACTGTTGGTACAGCAGCTAGTGATAACTCTATCTTAGGTAGACAGTCTACGTTGTACGAGGAGCAAGCTAAAGGCTTCAAGTGGAATGCTGACCAGAAGTATCTTAAAACTATTATGGATGGTTGGGCTGTAAACATAGCCTCTGCCGATGGTACAGGTGCAGGTGTTACTGCAATCAATACAACTACAGTAGGATCAAATGACTTGAATGTGTTAATTGATGGCGCTAAGCCAGCTTAAGTAAAACAGTAAAATGGGTTTTATAATAGACATAATCGGTGCTGTAATAGATGTCATAGGTGCAGTAGTAGACCTCGTTATTGATATTATAGAATTTGCTTTTGATATAATTGAAACCTTCATCGATTTTCTAATCGATATCATTGAATCTATTGTAGATGCTATTGCAAGTCTACTAGGATTTGGTGATCAGATAGTCGAACAGTTTGATGTTCACAATCAACCTTTATTTGATGACCCTGACAAAAATGTCATGGCTGAAATAATTGTTGACTCTATTCTTAAAGAAGAAGATATAGCAGCTAATATTTTATATGCTGAAGCTTTTCAAAGTGGTAAACAAAATATAAAAAGGTTTGCTAGTTATATTGATGATGATAAATATTTTGAAGGCTTTGCGACAGTACAAGCTAATATCCTAAATGTTGATCATGGAGCAGTAACAGATACACTATCTACTATTAATGGTACACCTTGTAGTATTGAGAAAGTTCGCTTAGGACTTTTAACTGTAGATAACTGGACTAAATACTGGTTACAAGAATATAAAGGTTACTCTGTTGAAAGTAATCGTATTACTGTTAACGGTATAACTGGTTCATTTAGTGATGCACTCTATGTTGAAGCTACAGATACGTATAGAGCAATATTAGTTGGTCCAACTAAAGCTTTAGAAACAAATATTGGTGCTATATATGTTGGCCCGGGTATAGCTTACTCACTAGATATTGGTGAAACTTTATTTGCATCTACAGATAGTGATTACATTACAGGTACTACTAATAAAGAGCTAACACTATCATCAACATTTACATACACATTACCAGATGTTATTCCAACTAAACCTACCGGTGTATGCTATACAGTAGAGTACTACAGGTACATTGATCCGTTAAATACACGTCTATTTGTGTATAAACAAGGTGAAGGTACGTACTATGATTTAGATAATTCTGGGTTAGACTTTGATGCATCATCTGAAGATGAAGTTAAAATTCTTCCTGCAATACCTTTACGTATAGATAATGCAAACTTTAATGCTACTGAGACTGCCAAAACAGTCCAGGTACGTGAGTTAGTTGAAAAGTTAGGTTTAGATGCAGATATCTTAATTGAGAATATCATGGAGGATGTTGCTGATTCGGGTATTGATGACTATGAGAATAAAGTAGACCATGTATTTTTAAACTTTGGTATGCGTTTATGGGATACATCACAAAGTGGATTGACATATTTATATAGAATGTTCTCACTATTGCATGTTGCTCAGGCATCTACAGAGGGTACTTACTTATCTACACCAGATGCAGATGAAAAGCCTTATAACAACTTAGTGATTACAGCAACTGATTATAAAAGTGTATTTAAGTTTGCATATGTAAAGTTCAATCACTATACGTTAGCTGAAGTGGATGCTAACAGTACTAGTACTATAAACGGTGTGTACTATTCTGATTTATCTAAGTTTAGCTATAATGACTTAACTAATAAATACGACATACGTAAAACCTATTATGTGTCTTCAAGACAGTCAGAATACAATGTAGGTTACATAGCTACAGGTATAGGTGAGGTTAACCAGTTTATTGCAGGTACTTTGTCTAGACAGTCTTCATACTTAGAAACAGTTAAGGATTACTTACAAGTAACTAGACGTTTAAATTATTCAGGTAGTTTAAAAGATGCAGCTTCTAATGTAATAACAGATGGAGCGCTTAAACCTAGCTTAGTGTATAAAGTAGATGGTTCAGGATTACAGCTAATTTTACGTATAGGTGAAAACGTAACAAGTCACCAGGAAATTACATACTATCAATGTGTAGAAAATGGGCTCAATAGCTTAACTGTAAAAGCACCTATCGGGGCTTTACGAGTAGTAGATGGAGCAACAGATAAGTTTAAGATGGTTAAGAGTAATCTTGCAGATGAAGATGCTTTGATGATTCCACTATCTTATGACTTGATTAAAGATTTACCGAACAGAGATGTAACTAATATGATTTTAGCTAGTGCTCACGTATCTATATACGTTGCACACTATGAGGTTATATCAGTACCTTTCTGGCTCAAGCTATTACAAGTAGTTTTGATTGTATTAGCTGTAATGTCTTTATTTACAGGTAATCTTACTCTTGCTCAAGCTTTAGAGCAGATGGCTAGATACGTTATAGAACAGATGTTCATAAAAGCAATCATCGTGTATATAGCTAAAGAGATCAGTCCTGAATTAGCTATGGTCTTAGCGGTCATGTTTGGTATCTACAACTTCAACCAACTAAGTGGTACAGCTGGCTTTTCTGATATAGCTAAAATATTTGGAGAAACTGCAGATTTAATTGGTAATGTTGTTGGTGAGTATGTTGAAGGTGAGAACCACTTATTACAGAATACATATGAAGATATTCTTAAACAGTTTGAAGATTCATTAAATTACCTAAAAACATTAAGACAAGAAATGGGTTTAGATGAAGATGG